AACGCATTAGTGGGTTGTCACCAAAGATAATATTATTATTAGCAAAAGCATCTTCAATACGAGGAGCCAACAAACTATCCGCTGCTCTTGGATTTTTAATAACTATTACTTCAAATCCTTCAGCTTTTAATAGTGGTCCTAAAATTTCCATTCTAAAATTATCGGCAACTATTTTAGTCACGCCATATTCTTCTCTGGCTTTGACAAAATATTCAACAATATATTTAGGGCTAATTGTTGGTTCATCAACAACAGTTAATAAACCTTTCTTCTCCCATTTTTTAATTGGTGCAAATCGTTCTTTTTTATGCTCTTCTGCTTTTCTTGAGTAACCGTAATAAATGTCCACAAATTGCTTTCTAACGAATGAATGAGTCTTAAAGACATAGTCATCATCAACTTTAAATAAAAGCCCACAAGCGGCAAAATCTCGTAAACTAGCATAGTCTAAACAGCCAATAGCTTGTCTACCTCTCACATCCGGAACCTTTCTTAAAGTAGTTAAATCTTCTTCATATGCAGTTCTTAACATTTCTTCACGAGTTGCTACTGATTTTTCTAAATCTGTAACTGGTAGGTTCATTCGTTTAGTCATAAACTCTTCTCTGTTTGATGGGTCGTCTTCTAAATCCTCGTACTCTTCCAACATTGTTTCATATAAACCTTCAGCATAATCTGACAAAGGTTTATGCAGCATTGGGTTTGCTAGTTCCCAATTGTCTGGATCATCAACTTGTTCTTCTGAATCTAACAAACACATAAAAGGAAAAAGAGCGTTAGGGCGCGTGTCACCTCTTAACACTCTTCTAGCTTTTTCTTTCATGTTATCCAGGAAGCCCTCACGAACATAACCATCAGTTCCAGTGTAAAATTCTCTCGGATTCTTCTTTTTACCTAAACCAGATATATGAACCTTTACATCTTTGTTATCTGGATAACGGTGTATTTCATCGAAACCAACAGCACCATCTCTTAAACCGTCTTTTGTGTCTCCGTTGGACGTTCTAAACTTGATACTACTATTAGTTTTCTTGCTGGTAATAACTGACTTACCATATTCAAACGCTTTTTGAAGAACCTTATTTCTTTTGATAGTATTATAGATTTCTTCAAAAGAAGTTTTAGCTTGTTCTTCGGAGTTAGCAATAATTGAAATGTTGTAATCATTAATTCCATGAAGTTCTGTCTGCAAGAAATTAAGAACAACAGATAGCAAACCGTTCTTACCACCACCACGACCAAAGAACCAAAGGAACTTACGATAAAAATTCCTGTCATTCTTTTTGAAAAATAAAAATACAAATGCGATTAAAAACTTTTGAAACGGCTCCAAAGGGAAGAACCATTTTTCACCATAGTTGATACAATCCTCAATCATCTTGTCATCAAAATAAATATCATCACGAGAAAGAACATCTCTCTCCAGGTACTCTATCAAATCAATTCGATCTTTGTTTAACTTAATCTCACCGTTTTTATATTGATTGATATAAAAATCAACATGCTTTTGATGAATCATGTTAAATCACTCTCGTTATAATCTTCTGGATCAGTTACAACTTTTTTACCTAGTTCATCAAGATTGAGGTCTTTACCTAGCGTGATAATTGCACGAGAAATTTGCACTTTTTGAGCTATTGCGGGATTAGGTTTCAAGAACTTTTGAGAACCATTTTCTACTTCAATCATCGGCCCATATTTTGTAATTGAACTATTCATTTTTCGATAAAGCTTAACTAAATCAAGGTATCGCTCAACTTTTTCAACTTCCATTTGGTCGTTAATATCAATCTGTCTGAAAAGTTGTTTCTTCAAATCTGACATCCTCAAAGTCCTACACCCCCCTATGCAAAATTTTTATCTCGTATATTTAGACGATTGACCCCATCCACCGGTTCCCATCAGTCCCCAAATCCATGAAACTTTTTCGACCGGGGGCTTGATTTAATAATGTTTTAAAATAAAAGTGGCGAGCTATCCCAATTTAGAGATTTCTCACCACTTTATGTATATGACCATCTATATCCCTTATGCGTCTTCGCTCCATGCTTTCCATTACAACAATTGATAACACTTGACTTGTCAAATCCGTTTCGACCTGCTTCGTTAGCTGATGGGAACACGATAGTTCTATCACCTATTAAACTAACACCTTTAACTTCTTTCATATTCTTTGTATTGTTACGACGAACTCCGTTACATCTTGCTATCCTTGTACCATGATTACAGTTCTCTTTAGATGTTACCCATTCTAAGTTAGAAGGTAAGTTGTTTAATTTATTCTCATCGATGTGATTTACTTCTGGTAGATTGTTTTCGTTTAATACAAATGCTTGACCTACTAATCTGTGTACCAGAAACGTTCTTGGTTTGCCCTGATTTCTCAAATGAACTTGATAGTAACCTGTCGTTCCTATGTTATTCTTTAAAATATTATTGGTTCTTTTATTTCTAACTTTACCTTTATTACTTATTTGATAAAGTTCTTCATAATCTTTTATGTCCTTCCATATCTCACAACACATCGAATTCATCATCCCACTTTCTTTTCTTCTTGTTCTCTCTGAACTCAAAACGTTTATGTTTTTTATTATGATGCATCTTACATCTTGTTCTTAAATTATCATTATCAAGTGCGAGCTCAGGGTAATCTTCCAACTCTTTAACGTGATCAATTTCTAGTATTGCATCATATTGAGTTGTGACTATTCCTTCATCTTTTGCAATCTTGACACTCGAAGTTGTCCCGTTCTAATATTTCTTTTCGTTTAGCCTTCCACTCTGCTGAACCATAAAATTTTGCTCTAGCTTGCTTAGTTGATACATCAATCATTACCAATCACTTTCCTTTCTGTAACTCCTCAAGATAAATAGTAACCAACGCTTGCTGTACCTTTAAGATACCTTCCACACCAGGATTACTTACATCTAACCCAAATCTTTCTTTTAAGAACACAGCATTGTGTGGTGCTTGAATTGTTTGTTGAGTGACATAAAACATTAAAGCAGATGATTCAGCCATGGTTAAACCATACTTGGTAGTGAGTGATATGATCTCTTCGCCTAACTTATCCATGTCTTTTGATTCATGATTCTTTTGTATCTCAGTTAGATGTGGATACTTCTTTTTGTTTAGTTTTTCCATAATGATAATTCCTTTCTAATTTTAGGCATTATAAAAACACCTAACTAACCTTAGGTGTTTTTATTTTTTTCTTTTTGTTTTATTTCTTCCTTTATATCTTCTAAAATACTTTCCAAAAATAATAAGTATAATCTATTTTTTTCTTTTTTAGCTTCTGGCATAGTTACAAAATATATAACCATTAATAAAATTATCAACACTAATAAAATGTAAATTAACGTATTTTCAAATAGATTTGTATTTTCAACTGTACTACCGAAAACTTTAAGCATAACTGTATAAATTTTAGGAATTCCTTCACTAATCCATGTTAAACCTGCAAATGATAGAATTATTGAAACAATTATACTAGTCACATTTTTCTTTTCAGGTTTTGTTTTTAAATATAAAATCCAATTTTTCACTTCATTTAACATTTCATCTAAGTTTTCGCCATTTATATTTATTAAAATTCCTTTTCTGATTTCTTTTTTTATTTCTTCAACTTTATGTGGAATATTTGCATCTTTTTCAAAATTCCCCTTAATTTTTTTTACTATTTCTTCTAATTCTGTCGTGTTGCCATTTAATTCATATCTTATAAAAAGATTCTTATCATTCAAATTTTTTATTTTTTTCTTTATTCGTATATCTCGAATATATGAAATCACAATAAACAATATTGTCAAAATGCTATACAAGATAAAAATTGTAATTAAAGCTGATAAGATATAAATTGCTAAATATGATACATCTCTTACGGTCATTGCAGAAATAAAATTAAAAACAAAAATAAATGCTATGATTAAGAACGCAATAATCATATTTTTCCAATTAAACATTTTCCTTCCTAATTTAAAAATATTTTCACTATTTATACTGTTACTTTCATTAAACAGAGCAACCACTCTCCTTTTCTCCAATAAAACTATCATACCTAATTAAAGAAGATAAAGGAAGACATTTTATTAAAAAAAGAATAACAATATGTTATCTAACGATAATTATACACACTATTCAACCTATTACTTTATTCATATAAAAAAGCCTAGCCCTAAAAGAGCCAGACGTTTATTTTTAGATTATTAAAATTCAGATTGATTTCTTGTCCATCTTGTTTCTGGTTTACTTGGTAAAATTAGTGTTACAAAAATTATTATTGATCCAACTATTGGAATTAAATAAAATAATATCCACCAATTACTATGATTCCTATCATGCAGTCTTCTGGCACGAACTGTGAAGTTAGCTAGCCAAATAAGTAAACTTAGAATCGTAAATACAATAGTTATCATATTCCATTCTTTTATGATATTTGTCCCATCAGACATAAAATCAATATACCTATACGATCTAGTAACAACTGAATATAAAACTAATACAAAATAATTCAACAATTGCGGCCACCAATATTGAGCTCGAGTAGCAGTCCCATCCATTAGTGTCATGTTATTCCAATATTCTTTATAAGCGTTTTTCATGAAAACACCTCCTTAAATTCTAGTTTAAAACTTATAAGGAGGATGTCAAGAATATTAACTCAAAAAAACAATCAATTAAAAAACCTTTTTTGTATTTTAGTAATTATAAAAGTAAAAAATAACAATAAAAGACATCTTAAACTTCTGTTACGTTTTAATTAAATAGGTTTTCATGTTCTAAAATTTATTAGTCATTATATTTAAATAAAAACACCTAAGGTTAGTTAGGTGTTAGGTTAATTAATCAATAGGAAATAGATCTTCAACATCTTCATAAGCTGCTTTCAACGCTTTTCCCTTTTCTTCATTCGTTAACTCTTTTGAATTAGCAATATTTCTCATTACGTCTTCAACTTTTACTTCTTCTACATCTTTTTTAAAATAGTCGGAGGTTACATCAACAGAAGTTTGAATAATTATACCTGTCAACGCTATCATAGAAGCTTGAATAATATTTTCATAAAAAGTATTTCTAGCAGCTACGTTTTTATCCCTTCTTTTTAACTCATCATCATTTATTCCTTGAGGATGAATTTCCGGCATTTTGTAAAGAATAAATATAAGTATCTCTCTTTGTTCTGCTGTTAAGTTTTTATCACGTTCAATAATTTTTTCTAAGTCATTAAAATTATTATTAACACACCAAGCAAATATAATGTTAGTTAATTTAAGATTATCAACACGCACATTTGTAAGGTTATTTCTTTCAGATTGGTAAGCTAATTCTAAATCATCAATAGTAAAATCTAAAAAATTAAAATAATTGTTCATTATCTGCACTCTCCTTTTCTTCAATACAAATATCATACCGATTAAAAGAACAAAAAGAAACAACAAAAAGACATTTATTAATCAGATGTCATAAATAATAATGCTCAAAACTGGCAACGAGCAATAAAAAAGTAAAAATTTGTTAGTTAGCCGGAAACATAATAAGTTGGAGGGCTCGCTACCAGTTTTCAACAAGCGACAACTACAAGTGAGTTTTCAAAGTTTTTATGTAGTTGTCGCTGTTAATTTAGCGTTATCTTCAAAAGAGGAGCAGGTATGGCAACCATTCCTTTTCTCTGATAAATTACTATGCTATTAATATAGCGTATATGATTCAATACTTACATACTCACAATGACCATACATTTATGATACATTTCAAAATAGAGTAATTTGATTATCTTTAGTCCTGTTTTCATCGTAATACTCTATTTCAGATATCTTTTTTTGTCGTTCATTGCTGCGTGCTTCGTATTCATCAACAAATTTCAAGGTGTTTCTAACATCAGAATGTTTCTTTCTGATATAAGAAGGGCTATAACCTGTTTCTTCTGCTATTTCTTCTAAAGTCATATTATCAACGTATTTCAATTTTACAATTTGATTTTCAACACCGGAAAAGCTGTCTACTAAAATCAACAGCTCTTCTTTTTGTGCTTTTAATCGGTCCAACTCTTCTAACATTTTTTCAATATTATTTTCAAGGGATGATGATCTTGAGTTTTTTTCAATTTTTATTTCTGATAAATCTCCGTAAATCCACCTGTTTAATTCAAGCTTACTTTTATTGAGATTCCATTTTATGTATAAAATTTGTTCTTCTAATTCTTGATAATCCTTTAACCATTGAAATCTCAAAACACCACCCCTTATTTCTGTATTAGATGCTTGTCACTCATTGCTCTGACCAGTCTTCAAATAAATCTAACGTTTTAACACCCAATGCCCATGCAAACCTCTGAATAGTATTTAATCTGATTTGTTTACCAGATTTTTTATTCTTGATGTATTCAGAGGTTTGATAACCTACTTTTAAACATAGAGTAGAAACAGTAATCCTTTTTTCACTTCTGTATCTATCAATGTTTTCCCAAACAACTTCTGAAATCAGTCTTTCACCTTCAGGTATTTTAGTAAGGATCTCCTTCTCCATCGTCTTCACCTACTTCTACAGTTTCGCTTGACTCTTCAATTGGTGCTTCAACTTCTTCTGTGTTTCGTTTTTCATCATTTTCATTTTCTGAAACAGAATCAGCTCCAACGCCAGTTGTATCAACAGGTTCTTCTTGTTCCACTTTTTCAGTTTCTTCAACTGGTAAAACATTGCCGCTTGCATTGGCTTTTTTCCAAGCATCAGCAAATGGTGCTAATTTACGTCTAGCTTTTTCCAACTCATTGATTAAGGCTGATTCCGAAAACTCTAACTCTACAGCAATTTCACTCATGCTTACACCTTGTGCTAATTGCTGTAACACTTCTCGAGGATTGACTTCACCAGGGAAACTAAATGATCCAGCGTTTAAAATATATTCATCGATTACTTCTTTATCGACTGAGAAAGATTTCTGAACAATATCAACGTTTCCTTTTCCGTCAACATCTAATTGTGTTTGTTCTTGTTTGACAACTTGAACTGTTCCATCAGAATATACTTTGTACTCCATCGTTGGTTTGTCCACTGATTTATCAAAAGGCACTGTGTAGCTGTAGTTTTCTGGCACAATCATAATATTAACCGTCTTTCCTAAAAATTCGTTTAAATCATCTGCTTTACCTTTTAAAGATGAATTGCTAATTACTAATAATACTTCTGTATTTCCATTTGATTTATTGGTTACTTTCTTAACCTCTGGGCTAAAACTTACTTGTTCTGTCATTATTTTTCCTACTTTCTGTTTTTCTTATTTGTGTTATGATATTTTTAAAATAAGGAGATGATTTTATTGATTGAAAAACGACTTCATTTTTATAATTTTGACGAAAATTCTCATGACTACTATGACATGGATATTGAAGAACCAAGAATATGTAATCACTGTAATCATAGTGGAGAACAAATTTTCATTGATGGTATCTCATTAAGTGAACCTGATGATGATATCTCAGCAATCTGTTTTTTTAATTGTTATTTTTGCAAAAAAACCTCAATCTATTTCATGGGGCAGTATCGAAATAGCCATAATTTTTCGTGGCTAGATACAATTGATGTAATCCCAAAATCTAAAAAGACAGATAATTACATAACTCAAAATCATGAACTAACTCAACAATTTCCAGATTTTTTTAAAATTTATAATCAATCTCAAAAAGCTCAAGATGAAGGTTTAGATCAAATTGCTGGTATGGGATTTAGGAAATCATTAGAGTTCTTGGTCACTGATTTTTTATTATCTTATCCTCCTAAAGATGTTAGTGAAGAATGGTTAAAAAATCCAAAAACATCCTTAGGTAACAAAATAGAAAAGTTAGAAAATCAAAGAATCCAAAAACTATCTAAAGCAATTTCTTTTATCGGTAATGATGAAACTCACTATACTAGACGCCATCCTGAACACGATGTAGAATCGATAAAAATGTTTATCAAAGCACTTTTGAGTGACGTTGAAAACGAAATGACTTTAATCGAAGCTGAAAAATTACTTAACAAACCTAAATAATCACAATTCTTTTGTTTTAACATAATCTATTAATTTTCGATTTGTTTCCATTGCTTTTTCTAATGAGAGAGAATTGAGTTCTAGCAAAGCTTCTAGAAATTCGATTTTCTCTTTTAAATACTTGATTTCCTTATTCATTTTTACACCTCCGCCTTGACTTATTAAATTCATTTGATACAATTATCTTGCGTTTATTAATTTAAACGAAGCTAATAAGCCGGTATAACTCAGTGGATAGAGTACCCCTCTCATAAAGGGGACTGTCGTGGGTTCAAATCCCACTACCGTAAACAAACGTCATAGACGTTTTATATACAGTAACCAAGTACCTATGGTGCTTGGTTTTTTTATTATCTATTTCCTAAAATAATGTCTCCTGATGACTTTCCAACTGACTAACAACAACTTCCGCTCTTGGATTACTTGAATAGAACTTTTCAGTAATCAATTTAACGACTTGGCCATCATCTTCCCAAAGGATTCCTTTAAGAGCATCAAGTATTCCTTTAGCATAGTTGTCAGCATCTGGTTTGGTAATAGGTCGTAACTCTTTGTTTTCGGCCTGTTCTTTTTTTATTTTTGAGAAGCTTTTTAAACTCTCTTTATAAATATCAACTCTGACTTCTAAAGGACCTTGCATTAATTTATCTGGTTTACACTGGTTAGCATACTTTGCGACTACTTTTTTATAAGCAGCACTTTTAGGTGGATCATACGCTCTAACAAAAGGCTTTGTTGTAAACTTTGGTCTACCTTGTGGAACGGGCTGACCAGGTATAACAATTTTGATTTCCAAATTCTCACCCCTCTATTAATTCCATTCCTAAATCTTTACGAATTACATTCTCATGAATTCCGTTATATTCAGCCATTTTTTTAACTAATTCTTCTTTCCAAAAAGGGTTTCTAACTATTTTTTTATTAGGAGAAGGAGCAAAACTATAGACTCCTAATCCTACATCAAAGCTATGTTCAACCATTTAAACTCCTCCTAAAAACTAAAATCACTTCGTTTATCCTTTGTTGCATCAGTAAATTTAATAATATGTCCTTCTACTCCCCTAAATAATCGGCTGATGATTTTCGGGTTATAAATCTTTCTCATTTCATCTGAATTCAAGTTAGTAGTTACAATAGTTCTTGTTCTAGCATTTAAAACGTTGAATAAGAAACGCTGATTGTACTCACTTGATTCAGTTCCCACTTTTTGAAATGAGGACTCACTCCCAAAATCATCTATTACTAAAAGCTCCGTTTTTGTCAGTAGCTCAATCATGTTGTGTTCAGTGTATTTACTATCTGGATTATTAAAACTATCTTTAACCAATCTCAATACATCGCTAATCGAAACAAACAAGCAGCTTCCTTCTGGATCTAAATTTTCATTTACTACTTTGAGAATCGACATCGCTAAGTGAGATTTACCGACACCAGGAACACCAGTTAATAAAGTATTGAAATGTCTATCTCTATCTATGTAATCAGCAGCTATTAATTTAGCTTCTCTAAGTGCATGTGACGTTTCTTCGTTGTCAGCAGTGTAATTATCAAAAGAAGCATTCCAAAGTGTTAT